CTACGCTTTCACGTAACCCCTTGATTTATTTGTTGAGCTGGCGGTGTCTGAATTGGTGCTGTAATTGGTTGAAATATTTATTCTAATGTCTGGTTCAACTTTCCTTAGCTGCCTGAAAGTTTTTTTGATCTTACCCATCAATAATAGGGTTACGGTACACCACGCCTGACTGATGAACTGCGTGCTCAGGGTTACCTCTTCAACGTAAAACCGTGGCAGGAGGTCCGGACTGAAAAAACTGCTCAGGACATTATCGGCGGTGGACGCACGGGTAGTCTGTAAACCGAACCGACTGGGGCGCAGTATGTGGCATCTTGTCGTGCTGTTGGAGGAGCTGTGCAAACGTGGTATTAACTTTCGTGCTCTGGCCCAATCTATATTTGCCCAACAATGGGGGGACGAATGCTGTAAAAGTAAAAGAATCTGCGATCTCAAAGTTATTGTGTTATTTTTATGTGAGCAGAAGATATTCATCAGAAACGATTATGTAAATCATTTTATTTTGCCGACGGCCTGATTGTCGAAAGAAAAGAATACCCCCGTATTCCCTGAATAGATTGACTTTTTTATCCAACCATACTTCAGCGCACTGCGTTTAAAAAATGCTTCTTTCTTATGTGGAATATCATCATTTCATCATGATGTCTTTGATGAGCGGTGAACACAATACACTTGCGCTGTCTCTTCAGGATGAATCCCCTGGTCTGGTGCCTGTGGGCTGATGTTGCAGCAGAGCTAAGGTCGCTTAAACGCTACTCAGTATTCACTTTTCAGAGGATGAAATTTATGAACAGGACCAGTCCCCATTATTGTCGCCGCTCAGTACTTTCCTTATTGATATCTGCCTTGATATATGCCCCGCCTGGGATGACGGCCTTCACTCCTGATGTTATTGGTGTGGTAAACGATGAGACTGTAGATGGCAGCCAAAGAGTAGATGAACGAGGTACAACAAATAACACTCATATTATCAACCATGGCCAGCAGAATGTTCATGGCGGGGTATCTAATGGAAGTCTTATTGAATCGGGTGGATATCAAGATGTAGGAAGTCATAACAATTTTGTGGGGCAGGCTAATAATACAACCATTAACGGAGGAAGACAGACAATTCATGACGGGGGCATTTCCGCCGGTACGATAATCGACAGTGGCAATCAGGACGTTTATACAGGTGGTATCAGCAATGGAACGACAATTAAGGGTGGTAATTCACACTGTAGTGGTCAAGTAATATTGGCCACGGTTTTACAGTAAAAATGGTATCTGTTCTCTGACTCTTCCGGCGTCAGCCCACCGTTATAATGGTGAGGTCTGACGCTGTTGTAGTAGTTCAATATGTAATCATTAATTTGCTGCCGGGCCTCGTCCTTGCCTGCGTAACCATTCGTTGGCACCCATTCTGTTTTCAGACTGCGGAAGAAGCGTTCCATGGGGCTGTTATCCCAGCAGTTTCCCCGCCGACTGACGCTTTGATTTATTCTGCAACGCCAGAGAAGTTGTTGATATTTAAGGCCTGTATACTGGCTTCCCTGGTCGCTATGGAACACGACATCCCGGGGTTGGCCACGCGTCTCATAGGCCATCCGCAGGGCACTGCTTATCAGTGCGGTATCGGCATGCGCTGACAGACTCCAGCCGATAACCCTGCGGGCAAAAAGATCCATAACAACCGCCAGATAGCACCAGCGATTTCCTGCCCAGAGATACGTAATATCTCCACACCATACCCGGTCTGGCTCCGGTACTGCGAACTGACGCTCAAGCAGATTCGGCAGGCTGGTATGCTCCTGACGGGCATTTTTATACTGATGTTTTCCGGGCTGACAACTGCTCAGGTTCAGATATTTCATCAGACGTCCGGCACGGTAACGGCTCATCGGGACGCCGTTTTGAGTCAGCATTTCAGCCAGAGTGCGCGCGCCCGCAGAGCCCCGACTTTGGTTCCACGCCCGGCGTATTTCGCTGCACAACCTGACTCGTGCCGGATTAACCGTATCGCGTCGTTTTCGCCAGTACCGGTAACTGCTGCGGTGTATTTCCAGAGCAGAACACAGGCTGACAACCGTGTGGCTGTCACTTAGTCTGGCGGCTATCGTGAACCGTTCAGCGAGTCGGACATTAAGAGCGCGGTAGCCTTTTTTAATATCGTATTTTGTTCCTCCAGACGGCGAACTTGCTTTTCCAGCTCGCGGATACGTTGCTGGTCTGGAGTAATGGGTGTGGCAGAGGGCGTAATACCCTGGCGCTCTCGCCTGAGCTGGCGTACCCAGCTCTCAAGCGTGGTTGAACCGACATTCATCGCTTCACTGGCCTGTCGATATGAGTAGCCCTTATCAACAATCAGCTGTGCACATTCCAGCCTGAACTCAGGGGTGAAGGTTCGTTTGGTTTTCTTGTTCATTAAGTCACCTGTTTTGTGTTGTGGTGAGAATATCACCTTTCATCAGGTGGCCAAATTTAGTGTGCCACTACAATCACCTGAACGGCAGCCTGAAGCAGAGAGCCACCGGCGAACGTCTGCATAAACTGATCTCCACGCATCCCAATGGCTATATGACGCCGCAGGAGTTCTGGGAGCTGGTGGTCACCTGTCTGTGCCTGCGGGGAAACTTTTACGCCTACAAAGTGAAAGCATTTGGCGAAGTGGCTGAACTGCTGCCCGTCGATCCCGGCTGTGTGGTACCGAAGCTTAACAGTAGCTGGGAGCCGATCTATCAGGTCACATTCCCGGATGGCTCCACGGATGTACTGAGCCAGGAGGATATCTGGCATGTGCGCACGCTGACGCTGGACGGACTGGTGGGGCTGAATCCCATCGCCTATGCCCGCGAGGCAATATCGCTGGCAGCTGCGACCGAAGAGCACGGGGCCAGACTGTTCAGCAATGGCGCGGTGACGTCGGTGTGTTGCGTACAGAGCAGACGCTGTCAGATCAGGCTTATGAGCGCCTGAAGAAAGATTTTGAGGAGCGTCACACCGGGCTTGGCAATGCTCACCGCCCGATGATCCTTGAGATGGGGCTGGACTGGAAGTCGATGGCGCTGAACGCCGAGGACAGCCAGTTCCTGGAAACCCGCAAGTTTCAGCTTGAAGAAATCTGTCGTCTGTTCCGGGTGCCGTTGCACATGGTGCAGAACACCGATCGCGCCACCTTCAACAATATCGAAGAGCTGGGGCTGGGATTTATCAACTATTCACTGGTGCCGTATCTGACCCGCATCGAACAGCGGATCAACACCGGACTGGTACGAAAAAGTAAGCAGGGCGTTTATTACGCCAAATTTAACGCCGGGGCGTTACTGCGCGGGGATATGAAGTCCCGTTTTGAAGCCTACGCCACCGGGATCAACTGGGGAATTTACTCTCCCAATGACTGCCGCGACCTGGAAGATATGAATCCGCGTCCCGGTGGTGATGTCTATCTCACACCGATGAACATGACCACGAAACCCTCCGATGGCAGTAAAGCCGGTAAGCAGAAGGATAACGCCAATGCAGACGAAACAACGTCTTGATGTACCGCTGAGTCTGAAATCTGTCAGTGACTCCGGTGAGTTTGAAGGGTATGGCTCCGTCTTTGGTGTAAAGGACAGCCACGATGATGTGGTGATGTCCGGGGCATTTGCTGCTTCCCTGCGGGCGTGGAGTGACAGAAAAGCGTTACCTGCGCTGCTCTGGCAGCACCGCATGGATGAACCCATCGGTGTTTACACCGAAATGAAGGAAGACGATGTCGGGCTTTACGTCAGGGGACGGTTGCTTATTGATGATGATCCCCTCGCAAAACGCGCACATGCACACATGAAGGCCGGTTCGTTAACCGGCCTTTCTATTGGGTACGTCCTGAAAGACTGGGAATACGACCGGAGCAAAGAAGCCTTTCTGCTGAAAGAAATCGACCTCTGGGAAGTCAGCCTGGTGACGTTCCCGTCTAACGACGAGGCGCGGATCAGCGACGTCAAGAACGCACTGGCCCGCGGGGAAATCCCCGAACAGAAAAAAATCGAAAGAGTCCTGCGTGATGTCGGACTCTCCCGTACCCAGGCCAAAGCATTCATGGCCGGGGGCTATGGCGCACTGTCCCTGCGCGACGCTGAGGATGTGGGCTCTGCACTGAATGCACTGAAAAATCTGAACTTCTAATCAGGAGAAATACGATGGCGGTTGATATTAAAGATGTCGAACAGGTCGCGCAGGAGCTGCAGCAGAAGTTTGACGACTTCAAAGCAAAGAACGACAAGCGCGTGGATGCGATTGAGCAGGAAAAAGGCAAGCTTGCCGGGCAGGTGGAAACCCTGAACGGGAAACTCAGCGAGCTGGAAAATCTCAAAAGCGACCTTGAAAAAGAGCTGCTTGAGCTGAAACGTCCGGCTGGTGGAGCGCAAAATAAACTGGCCACCGAGCATAAAGAGGCGTTTGTGGGCTTCCTGCGTAAAGGCCGTGAAGACGGTCTGCGCGATCTGGAGCGTAAGGCATTGCAGGTGGGTACCGATGAAGACGGTGGCTACGCCGTGCCGGAAGAACTGGATCGCAACATTCTTAACCTGCTGAAAGATGAAGTGGTGATGCGTCAGGAAGCCACGGTGATCACCGTTGGCGGTTCCGACTACAAAAAACTGGTGAATCTGGGCGGTACGGCTTCCGGATGGGTGGGGGAAACGGATACGCGATCCCAGACTGCCACCTCCAGACTGGAGCTGATTGAACCTCTCATGGGGGAAATTTACGGCAACCCGCAGGCTACCCAGAAAATGCTGGACGATGCCTTCTTCAACGTGGAGGCCTGGATCAACAGCGAGCTGGCAACCGAATTTGCCGAACAGGAAGAAATTGCCTTTACCTCAGGCGATGGCACCAAGAAGCCGAAAGGGTTCCTGGCGTATGAATCCACTGATGAAACCGACAAGGTCCGGGCGTTCGGCAAACTTCAGCATATTGTATCCGGCGAAGCGACCGCGGTGACCGCAGACGCCATTATCAAACTGATTTACACGCTGCGTAAGGCACACCGCACTGGCGCGAAGTTCATGATGAACAACAACAGCCTGTTTGCCATCCGTCTGCTGAAAGACACCGAGGGTAACTATCTGTGGCGTCCGGGGCTGGAACTGGGGCAGCCGTCCTCTCTGGCGGGTTACGGTATCGCTGAAAACGAACAGATGCCGGATATCGCCGCTGATGCGAAAGCCATTGCATTTGGTAACTTCAAACGGGGTTACACCATCGTTGACCGTATCGGCACCCGCATTCTGCGTGACCCGTACACCAATAAACCGTTTGTCGGTTTTTATACCACCAAGCGCACCGGCGGGATGCTGGTCGATTCGCAGGCCATCAAACTGCTGAAGATTGCAGCGGCGTAATCACTCAGGGGCGCGGAACCGCGCCCCCTGTTCTGACGGGTGAAGAATCATGATCCTGAAACAAGATCTGAAATGGTCACCGGACGGTATGCGTGTTGAGGTCATTCGGGCCGGTGAGTATGACGACGGGGCGCTTCCTGCCCGGGTGCAGGAGATTGCACTTCAGGCCGGTTTAGCAGAGCGCGGAACCAGTGCAAAAAGCAGTAAAGCGGCAAAAGAGAAAAAAGCCACGGCCAGTAAAGAGGGCTGAGTATGCTTCTGACAATGGAAGAGATTAAAGCCCAACTCCGGCTGGATGAGGATTTCGATGCTGATGACCGCCATCTGCAACTGCTGGCCTGTGCGGCGCAAAAGCGGACGGAAACGTATCTGAACCGGAAGCTCTATGCACCGGATGAAACCATTCCGGACAGCGATCCGGACGGACTGCACCTGCCGGATGATATTCGCCTGGGGATGCTGATGCTTATCAGCCATTTTTACGAAAACCGCTCGTCGGTTACGGAAGTGGAGAAACTCGACATGCCGCAGAGTTTTGGCTGGCTTGTTGGCCCGTACAGGTACTTTCCGCAATGAAAATTCGTCAGGCGCAGACCAGCGCAACCTACATTCTGCCGGACCCCGGCGAACTGAATAAACGCGTCCTGATCCGCCAGCGGGTGGATATGCCCGCGGATAACTTTGGCGTGGAGCCTCAATACCCGGTTATGTTCCGGACATGGGCGAGGGTTATCCAGACCAGTGCCACCACCTGGCAGGAAACCGCGCAGACCGGAGACGCCATCACCCATTACATCACCATTCGCTACCGCCGGGGGATCACTGCTGATTATGAGGTGGTCTGTGATGACAGTGTGTACCGGGTGAAACGTCAGCGCGATCTGAACGGGGCGCGGCGCTTTCTGCTGCTGGAGTGTACGGAGCTGGGCGAATGTAGGCAGAGTCACGGAGGCAACAATGACGACTTCCTTTTTGCACGTTGATTTTCAGCAGCCCGCGGAGATGCGCTTTAACCGCGCCCGTGTCCGGCGGGCGTTTGTCACGATTGGTCAGCGTCATATGCGTGATGCCCGTCGGCTGGTGATGCGCCGTGCGCGGTCGGCACCGGGTGAAAACCCCGGTTATCAGACCGGACGCCTGGCTCGTTCGATTGGTTACATGGTACCCAGAGCCAGTAAAAAGCGAGCCGGTTTTATGACACGCATTGCCCCTAACCAGCACAACGGGAAGGGGAACCGGATGATCTCTGGTGACTTCTATCCGGCGTTTCTGTTTTTTGGTGTCCGGGGAGGAGCAAGACGTCGTCGTAGTCATCATCGTGGTGCATCCGGTGGCAGCGGCTGGCGACTGGCTCCACGTAATAACTTCATGGTGGAAACGCTTGAAAAGAACCGCAGCTGGACACGCTATTTTCTGGCGCGGGAATTGCGTAAATCACTGAAGCCGGAGCGACGACACAGATGAAACTGACGCCTGTTATTGCTGCACTGCGTGCCCGCTGTCAGTATTTTGAAAACCGGGTTGCAGGCGCGGCCCAGTTCAAAAATCTGCCGGAGGTCGGAAAGCTGAAACTCCCGGCGGCATATGTGGTACCGGGGGATGATTCTCCGGGAGAAAACAAAAGCCAGACCGACTACTGGCAGGAGCTGAAAGAGGGCTTCTCCGTGGTTGTCATACTGAGTAACGGGCGTGATGAGCGCGGTCAGTTTGCTTCGTATGATGTGGTGGACGATGTCCGGCAGATGCTCTTTAAAGCCCTGCTGGGCTGGAACCCGGAAGCGTGCGGTAACCCGATTACCTATGACGGCGGCACGCTGCTGGATCTGAATCGTCATGAGCTGATTTATCAGTTCGATTTTTCGGTCATCAGCGAGCTGACCGAAGACGATACCCGCCAGCAGGATGAGCTGAACAGTCTGGATGAACTGCGAACGCTGGCGATTGATGTTGATTATCTCGATCCCGGTAACGGGCCTGACGGCGATATCGAACATCACACCGAAATAACCCTTCCTTCCTGAGGATCCTCATGTTTGTCAAACCTGTTAAAGGGCGGTCAGTGCCTGACCCTGCCCGCGGCGACCTTTTGCCCGCCGAAGGGCGAAATGTTGACGAGAACAACTACTGGCTGCGCCGTGAAGCAGCGGGTGATATCCGGCGCGTGAATAAAAAGGTGAACACCGATGACGATAAGCTTTAACACCATTCCGTCGAATACGCTGGTTCCGTTGTTTTATGCGGAAATGGATAACCAGGCGGCGAATACTGCACAGGACAGCGGAGCATCGCTGCTGATTGGTCATGCCAATAACGGTGCAGAGATTGTTGCCAACAGTCTGGTACTGATGCCGTCGGCAGACTATGCACGCCAGATTTGTGGTGCGGGAAGTCAGCTGGCGCGTATGGTCGAGGCTTATCGCCAGACTGACCCGTTTGGCGAGCTGTATGTGATTGCCGTTCCTGAATCCACAGGCGCGGCGGCAACGGTTACGCTGACGGTGACCGGGGAAGCAACCGAAAGCGGCACGGTGAATGTCTATGTGGGACGTACCCGCGTGCAGGCTCCGGTGACCAACGGCGATAACGTCACGACGATTGCCAGCAGTATCCAGGATGCCATCAATGCCGTTCCGACTCTGCCGTTTACAGCTTCATCTTCGGCTGGTGTTGTCACGCTGACCGCGCGTCATAAGGGGCTTTGCGGGAATGAAATTCCTGTCAGCCTCAATTACTACGGCTTCGGTGGGGGTGAAGTGCTGCCAGCGGGCGTACAGATTGCCGTGGCGACGGGGACCGCCGGAACGGGCGCTCCGGTTCTCACCGGCGCGGTGGCTGCAATGGGGGATGAGCCGTTTGATTATATCGGTCTGCCGTTCAACGACACGGCCTCCGTTAACACGCTGGTGACCGAGATGAACGATACCAGCGGTCGCTGGAGCTATGCGCGTCAGCTGTATGGTCATGTGTATACGGCAAAGACCGGCACACTGTCAGAACTGGTGAACGCAGGTGACCAGTTTAACCAGCAGCACATCACCCTGGCGGGGTACGAAAAAGAGACCCAGACGCCTGCCGACGAGCTGGCGGCAAGCCGTACCGCCCGCGCAGCGGTGTTTATCCGCAACGATCCGGCACGTCCCACGCAGACCGGTGAGCTGGTGGGTATGCTGCCTGCGCCGAAGGGGAAACGGTTCACGATGACCGAGCAGCAGACCCTGCTGTCTCATGGCGTGGCAACGGCGTATGTCGAAAGCGGGGGGCTGCGCATTCAGCGTGATGTCACCACGTACAGGAAAAATGCTTACGGGGTTGCGGATAACAGCTACCTCGACAGCGAGACGCTGCATACCAGTGCGTATGTACTGCGCAAACTGAAATCCGTCATTACCAGTAAGTACGGGCGTCACAAGCTTGCCAGCGACGGTACCCGCTTTGGTCCCGGTCAGGCGATTGTCACCCCGGCGGTAATCAAAGGGGAACTGCTGGCAACCTACCGTCAGCTTGAGCGTGCGGGGATCGTGGAAAACTACGAACTGTTTAAGCAGTACCTGGTTGTTGAGCGTGATGCCAGCGATCCGAACCGCCTGAACACGCTGTTCCCGCCTGACTATGTTAACCAGTTGCGTGTTTTTGCCGTGGTTAACCAGTTCCGTCTTCAGTATTCAGAGGAGTCTGCATAATGGCCCGTATCGGGGGAACCTGTTATTTCAAAATTGACGGTCAGCAGCTATCGCTGACCGGCGGCATTGAGGTGCCCATGAACAGGACGGTCAATGATGACATCATCGGCCTGGACGGTTCAGTGGACCGCAAGGAAACTCACCGTGCGCCTTATGTCAAAGGGACCTTCAAGGTGCCGAAGAATTTTCCGGTGAGCAAAATCACCTCGTCTGATGAGATGACCATCACTGCCGAGCTGGCGAACGGTCAGGTCTATGTATTGTCGTCCGCCTGGCTGCACGGCGAAGCGAACCATAATGCCGAAGAAGGCACGGTTGATCTTGAGTTCCACGGTGAAGAAGGGGATTACCAGTAATGAAAGAGCTTGAGTTAAAGAAACCGATTATCGCTCATGGTGAGACACTCTCCGTACTGGAGTTTGATGAACCCACCGGGAAGGATGTCCGCGAGCTGGGGTATCCCTACCAGATGAATCAGGATGAGTCCGTCAGACTTCTGGCGCATGTGGTGTCGAAATACATTGTGCGGCTGGCGAAAGTGCCGCAAAGCTCTGTCGACCAGATGTCTCCGGCAGACCTGAATGCAGCGGCGTGGCTTGTGGCTGGTTTTTTCCTCCAGGCCTGACGGCTGAATACCTCACTGATCGCTTCTTTGACTGCGCCAGCTACTGGCGCATTAATCCCTTCGAATTGCTGAATATGCCGATCAGTGAAATTCCCTTGCTGGTCAGTCAGGCAAACAGGATAGAGCAGGAGAAACGCACACATGGCTGAATTTGAGCTTAAGGCGTTGATCACCGGTGTCGACAGGCTTTCTCCCGCGCTGTCGAAAATGCAAAAGAAAATCCGGGGATTTAAACGCCAGGCGGAAGAAGCGTCACAGGGTGGGCTGGCGCTTGGTGGCGGACTGGCAGCGGGGCTGACGCTTTCCCTGAAATCTTATGCCGATCAGGAAAACGCCGCTACCGGGCTGAAAGTCGCCATGATGGATGCGAACGGCGAGGTTGGAAAGAGCTTTCAGGACATCAATAAACTGGCTATTGGCCTGGGTAACCAGCTACCCGGTACAACGGCTGATTTCCAGAACATGATGCAGATGCTGGTGCGTCAGGGGATCCCGGCAGAAAACATTCTGGGTGGTGTGGGTAAAGCGACAGCTTATCTTGCGGTACAACTGAAAAAAACACCGGAAGCGGCTGCCGAGTTTGCCGCAAAGATGCAGGATGCTACCGGAACGGCCTCAGAAGACATGATGGGGCTGTTCGACACAATTCAGAAGGCGTTTTATCTGGGCGTTGACGACACCAACATGCTGTCATTCTTCACTAAAACCAGCTCTGTTCTGAAGATGGTGAACAAGGACGGTCTTCAGGCTGCACAGAGCCTTGCCCCCATCAGCGTCATGATGGATCAGATGGGGATGAACGGGGAGTCGGCAGGTAACGCCCTGCGAAAAGTTATCCAGTCCGGATTAAGCGTTAAGAAAATCAGGGACGTCAATAAAATCATGGCCCGCCAGAAACTCGGGGTACAGCTCGATTTTACTGACGGCAAAGGGAGTTTTGGCGGTCTTGATAACATGTTCAGGCAACTGGCAAAGCTGCGAAAACTGACCGACGTTAAACGAACTGGTGTACTTAAGGCAATATTTGGTGATGATGCCGAAACCCTTCAGGTGGTCAATGCGCTGATCGATAAAGGAAAGGATGGCTACGATCAGATCCAGCAGAAGATGAATAAACAGGCCAGCCTGAATAAACATGTTCAGGCACAGCTTGGTACGCTGTCCAACCTGTGGGAGGCAATGACGGGGACCGCAACTAACGGCCTTGCGGCTATTGGCGGCGCATTTTCTGGTGACGCCAAAAATATCACGCAATGGCTGGGGGAGTTAGGGGAAAAATTCACGAAGTTTGCGGATGAAAATCCCCGGGTTATTCGCGGCGTCGTCGGGCTTGCTGCCGGTCTTGCGATTCTGAAACTGGGATTGATGGGCGTGGGCAGTGCCATCAGTATCGTCAGCAGGATCATGTCGATGACGCCGATTGGCATGATTGCGACGGCGATTGCCTTGGCTGCGGGATTAATTATCACTAACTGGGATGTTGTCGGACCTTATTTTAAGAAACTCTGGGAAACCATTAGTCCTTATTTTGAGGCTGGCTGGGAACTTCTGAAGAAGGTTTTTGCCTGGTCGCCGCTGGGGATGGTGATCAATAACTGGGGACCGGTTGTTAAGTGGTTTCAGGATATGTGGGATAAGCTGAAGCCGATTATTGAATGGTTTACCGACAGTTCCGGTGACACGGTCGATGCCATTAACTCGGCGCAGTGGGGCGCGGGTGCTTATGATGCTTATGGGACGGGAATACCGCCACGGGGATACACTCCTTATCCGGAGGTGGATCCGGCTCAGGCAAACAACGCCTCCGGTGCCACAGGCCCGAATCCTTTCATGATTAATAAAGCTACCGCGCCAAAAGTTGATGGTGAGATCAAGGTATCATTTATAAATATGCCATCAGGTATGCGGGTTACGGAAACACGCTCCAGTGGCATTGATATAAATCACGATGTTGGCTATACCCGATTTTGGTAGCCAGGATTCCCCTCACAGGTATTGCTGGTTGTAAGTCATAAATAGAGTGATAGAATTAATGCACATTTAGAAAAATGTTAATAGGCGAAAAATGAAAGGCTATATCACAGCAAGTGTAATTCTTGGAGCAGCGGCTATTTTTTTCATCTCTCATAATCTCTGGCAACATCTCCTTTAAAGATGAACATATTATTCAGTTATCTGGAGGAGCCATAAAACTTGGTGATGTTTATAAAGAAAATAAATTGATAAGTGCAAAGATTATTTTTCCAGATAATCAGGGTGAACAGATTCTTGTTGTCGACGGCAATCCTGAAAACTTTAAGGAGGATTTTCAGGAGAAATTAAATAAAGTAATAAAAACTTTAAATGCGTCAAAGAAAAAAGATGAAGAGAAAGTTAGCCTGGATAATTTAAGTGTTATTGAAGAGTCTAAACTAGAGCTCGTTTCTGCGGTGCGTTACTCTGCTCAGTATGTTCCTATGTTTACTCTGACGCTGGACAAAAAAGAAATTACCATGCCTAAAAATACGGTAATATTTCCATTTGCCAGCGATGAAACAGCTAAGTATTTAAATGAACAACAGCAAAAGTATAAAGATTCGTTGTTTCTGACTCGCTAATTAATAAAATTCATTACAAGGCCACCTTCTAATAGGTGGCTTTTTTATTTTCGGAGTGTATATGACGTGGAAAGACAGGCTTCAGGATGCGTCATTTCGAGGTGTGCCGTTTAAGGTTGAAGAAGAAAGTGCGGGAACCGGTCGCCGTGTGGAAACACATGAATACCCGAACCGCGACAAACCCTATACCGAAGACCTGGGGAAAATCACTTTTCGCCCGTCCATCACGGCTTATGTGGTGGGAGATGACTGCTTTGACCAGCGCGATCGCCTGATTGACGCGCTGAATAAACCCGGTCCCGGCACGCTTGTCCATCCGACATACGGTGAGCTGAAAGTCTGTGTTGACGGGGAAGTTCGGGTCAGCACATCGAAAAGTGAAGGGCGTATTGTCCGCTTTGACCTGAAGTTTGTCGAAGCAGGAGAACTCTCTTACCCCACATCAGGTGCGGCGACGGCGCAGACGCTGATGTCATCCTGTTCTGCATTGGATAACTGCATCAGTGACAGCTTCAGCGGTTTCAGTATCGATGGCGTGGCGGATTTTGTGCAGAACGACGTTATCGGTAATGCCAGCACAATGCTTGGGTATGTTTCTGATGCGATGAAAGTGGTGGATTCTGCCGTATCGGATGCTGCCAGGCTGTTGCAGGGGGATATCTCGGTACTTCTGCCGCCACCATCGTCAGGCAAAAATTTCGTTGAGCAGGTGCAGAAAATGTGGCGTACCGGGAAACGCCTTTATGGTAACGCCAGCGACCTGGTCACCATGATCAAAACGCTTTCCGGTGTCAGCCTCGGCAGCGATCTGCAACCGCGCGGCGTCTGGAAAACGGACAGTAAAACCACCGCCACGGCGACGCAGCAGCGTAACGTGGTTGCCAGCACCCTTCGTACGACCGCAATCAGCGAAGCGGCGTATGCCGTCACCCGATTGCCTGCGCCAACAACTTCCGCGGTGATGCAGAATGCCGCAGTGGGGCAGGCAACAACAGCTGCGCAGAGCACCGGCTGGCCTTCCGTCACGCATCCGGCACTGAACAATGCACCGGCGGTGAAAAACACGGTTGATCTGCCGACGTGGGAAGAACTGACTGACATTCGCGACACACTGAATACGGCAATTGATAAGGAGTTGTCCCGTACAACCAGTGATGCGCTGTTTCTGGCGCTGCGCCGGGTGAAAGCAGATCTGAATGCGGATATCAACACGCGCCTTGAACAGTCTGCACGGATCATTCAGCGCACACCGGATGAGGTTTTACCCGCGCTGGTGCTGGCGGCGACCTGGTTTGATAACGCGGCGCGTGACGCGGACATTATCCGGCGTAATGCCATTACGCATCCCGGCTTTGTGCCGGTGATCCCTCTGAAGGTGCCAGTGCAATGAACGATAACGTCACGCTACGGGTAAATGGCCGGGAGTGGAATGGCTGGACATCGGTGCGCATCGGTGCCGGTATTGAACGGCTGGCGCGGGATTTCAGTGTGGAGATCACCCGCCAGTGGCCGGGAGATGAGGGTATCACCACGCTTCAGCCGCGCATTAAAAACGGTTCAAAAGTGGAAGTGCTGATTGGTGATGAGCTGGTGATCACCGGCTGGGTGGAGGCGACTCCCGTTCGTTACGATGCCCGTTCGGTCAGCACCGGTATTGCCGGACGCAGTCTGACCGCTGACCTGATTGACTGTGCAGCCGAACCGACACAGTTTAACGGACGATCGCTGGTACAGATTGCGCAGGCGCTTACTGCGCCTTTCGGCATTGAGGTGGTGAACAGCGGTGCGCCGTCGGGTGTTATTCCTGATGTCCAGCCTGATCACGGTGAAACGGTGATCGAGGTGATCAACAAAATACTCGGTCAGCAGCAGGCACTGGCTTACGACGATCCGCACGGCAGGCTGGTGATTGGCGGTATTGGCTCAACGCGGGCACATACCGCGCTGGTACTTGGGGAAAACATCCTTTCCTGCGATACGGAGAAGAGTATCCGGGAGCGGTTTTCAGTTTACCAGGTGGCGGGGCAGCGTGCCGGAAACGACGATGATTTCGGTGAGGCCACCACCACCGCGCTGCGGGCCCGCACAGAGGACGCATTTATTGCCCGTTACCGTCCGATGTATATCAGGCAGACAGGGCAGGCCACGGGGGCTGGCTGTATTGCGCGTGCTGACTTTGAAGCCCGGCAACGGGCGGCGCGGACGGATGAAACCACCTATGTGGTGCAGGGCTGGCGACAGGGTAACGGTACGCTGTGGCAGCCCAACCAGCGGGTGATTGTCTTTGATCCGGTCTGTGGTTTCGACAATACCGAACTGCTTGTTTCGGAAGTCACGTTTACTCAGGACCAGAACGGCACCCTGACGGAAATCCGTGTCGGCCCGCCTGATGCTTATCTGCCTGAACCCGAAGCCCCCGGCGCGCGGAAAAAGAAAAAAGCCAGAGTACAGGAGGACCCGTTCTGATGAGGACGATTGAAGCCATGCAGCGACAACTCCTCGGCCTGATTGGGCGGGCCGTGGTGAAAAGCATCAGTGCCGCCACGAAATGTCAGACCGTGGATGTGTCCCTGATTGCCGGTGAACCCAAAGCCGGGGTTGAACATCTTGAACCCTACGGTTTTACCGCAAGGGCAAACAGCGGTGCGGAAGCGGTTGTGTTGTTTCCGGATGGCGACCGTTCTCATGCGGTGGTTGTTACGGTGTCGGACCGTCGCTACCGCCTGAAAGGGCTGCAGACGGGCGAGGTGGCTGTCTATGACGATCAGGGGCAGTCCGTGACGCTGACCCGGGAGGGGATCGTGGTGGACGGTGCAGGTAAAACGATCACGTTTCGCAATGCACCTGAAGCACGTTTTGAAATGGACCTGGAAGTGACCGGACAGGTGAAAGACCTGTGCGACTCCGGCGGCACCACCATGTCAGCGATGCGGCTTGCCTATAACGGGCATCGTCACAGAGAGAACGGTCAGGGCAGTAACACCGACAAACCGGATAAAGCGATGGAGGCATGATGGAACTGTGGCTGACGGTGAACGGTAAACGCACCTGCGCCAGCGCACCGCTGGATCCGCTGACCCGCTCCGTGGTGATTTCCCTGTTTACCTGGCGGCGGGCGGAGCCTGATGACAACGCCGACGTCCCGATGGGATGGTGGGGGGATACCTGGCCTGCGGTACAGAATGACCGTTACGGCTCCCGACTGTGGCTGCTTCAGCGCAGCAAACTGACCAATCAGCTGGTGCAGACGGTAAGGGGGTATATCCGCGAATGCCTGCAATGGATGATTGATGATTGCGTGGTGTCCCGTATTGATCTGGATATCCGCCGCACCGGGATTAATGAACTGGGTAACAGTATCACTCTCTGGCGTCGTGACGGACCGGTAATGATTTCTTTTGATGATCTGTGGAGTGCGATAACGCATGGCGGACAGTGAATTTCAGCGCCCGACGCTGGCAGAAAATATCAGTATGCTCCGTAACGATTTATTCGCCAGGCTGGACGTCAGCGACACGCTCCGGCGCATGGATGAAGACGTGCGGGCAAAGGTGTATGCGGCGGCGCTGCATACGGTTTACGGTTACATCGATTATCTGGCAATGAACATGCTGCCTGACCTGTGCGATGAGTCCTGGCTGGCGCGACATGCTGCGATGAAACGGTGTCCGCGCAAGGGGGCCACGGCTGCCAGCGGGTATATGCGCTGGGAAGGTGTCAGCGATGGCCTGAAGGTGACCGCCGGGAGTGTTATTCAGCGCGATGACCTGGTTCAGTACACGGCAACTGCCGATGCAACCAGCTCCGGTGGTGTCCTGCGCGTGCCGATCGCCTGCTCAAGTTCAGGCGCGGTCGGTAACGCTGACGACGGTACGTCATTAATCCTGGTCACGCCGGTGAATGGTCTGCCGTCTTCCGGTGTGGCTGACACCCTGACAGGCGGATTTGATACTGAAGATCTGGAAACGTGGCGCGCCCGCATCATTGAGCGGTATTACTGGACGCCGCAGGGCGGGGCTGACGTGGACTATGTCGTCTGGGCTAAAGAAGTGCCCGGCATTACCCGCGCATGGACATACCGTCACTGGATGGGAACGGGAACTGTCGGTGTGATGATTGCCAGCAGTGACCTGATTAATCCCATTCCGGAAGAATCAACGGAAACGGCGGCAAGACAACACATTGAGCCACTGGCCCCGGTGGCAGGCTCTGATTTGTATGTATTCAGGCCGGTGGCGCATAAAGTGGATTTTCATATCCGCGTGACGCCGGACACACCGGAAATACGGGCTGCCATCACCGCCGAGTTGCGTTCGTTCCTGCTGCGTGATGGTTATCCGCAGGGAGAACTGAAGGTGTCGCGTATCAGTGAGGCGATTTCCGGTGCGAACGGGGAATACAGCCATCAGTTGCTTGCACCGGCAGACAATATCTCCATTGCAAAAAATGAACTGGCGGTACTGGGGACGATTTCATGGACGTGACAAACGATGATTACATCCGTCTGTTGTCGGCACTGTTGCCCCCCGGTCCGGCGTGGTCAGCCAGCGATCCGGCGATTGCCGGTGCGGCACCGTCATTAACCCGCGTTCATCAGCGTGCGGATGCCCTGATGCGGGAGCTGGATCCGCGCACCACCACCGAACTGATAAATCGCTGGGAGCGTCTGTGCGGCCTGCCGGATGAATGTATTCCCGCAGGGACACAGACCCTTCGCCAGCGTCAGCAACGGCTGGATGCGAAGGTTAACCTGGCGGGCGGCATCAACGAGGATTTTTATCTTGCACAGCTTGCTGCCCTGGGCAGACCAGATGCCACCATCGCGCGATACGACAAAAGCACGTTCACCTGCTCATCGGCCTGTACTGACGCTGTGAACGCGCCTGAATGGCGGTATTACTGGCAGGTCAACATGCCAGCCGCCACCAACACCACCTGGATGACATGTGGCGATCCCTGTGATTCCGCACTGCGTATCTGGGGCGACACAGTTGTCGAATGTGTGCTTAACAAACTCTGCCCGTCGCATACCTACGTAATTTTTAAATATCCGGAGTAATCCATGCATCGTATAGACACGAAAACCGCGCAGAAGGATAAGTTCGGCGCGGGTAAGAACGGTTTTACCCGTGGTAACCCCCAGACCGGCACGCCTGCCACCGATCTGGATGATGACTACTTTGACATGTTGCAGGAGGAGCTTTGCAGCGTTGTGGAGGCGTCCGGTGCCAGCCTGGAGAAGGGGCGGCACGACCAGCTACTTACCGCGCTTCGCGCGCTGCTGTTAAGCCGCAAGAATCCGTTTGGCGATATCAAATCGGATGGCACGGTGAAAACGGCTCTCGAAAACCTTGGTTTGGGAGAAGCGGCAAAACGGGACGTGGGAACAGGGGAAAATCAGATACCGGATATGGTTTCATTTAGTGGTGTGAGGGATTTTTATGGAAAACAACTTTTGCCAGGAGGGTTGATACTCCAGTGGCTGACGATTCCATCAAGTGCAGCAGTCAAAGCTGTAACACTGGATAATGGTAATTATCAGCTGTCAGGCTATAAATGGCCCCAGTCATTTGGTGTCCTGTTTGCTGTGTTTGCCACAAAAGTTTCTGGCTCGACTAACGAAGCATACGCAATCTCAGTTAATCGTCACTCTACCGATGTAATTGTCACCTGGAATGCCCGTAAGGCTGATGATGTCCATATTTTAGGAATTGGGAAATTATGAAAATGAAATGGTCCCCATCTGTTCAGGGATTTTTCTCTGAAAACAACAGCGATATTCCCGATGATGCTTTCGATATTGAAGATGCTCTTTATTATGAACTTATGAATGGTCAGAGTACGGGGAAAATTATTATCAATAGCCCGGATAACTACCCTGTACTTACTGAATATCCAGCGAAGACACATGAACAGGAAATAGCTGAAGCGGAGGGAATGAAAAATATACTTATTGAACAGGCCAACGATTATATGAACAGTAAACAATGGCCTGGTAAAGCGGCTATTGGCCGGCTGAAAGGTGAGGAACTGGCACAATATAATTTGTGGCTGGATTACCTGGACGCACTGGAACTGGTCGATACTTCCGGTGCGCCAGATATTGAATGGCCTACACCTCCGGTAACTCAGGCCAGCTAATCTCAGGAGCCGTCGAAGTGTCGACGGCTTTTACTTCTTTTTGTAGTCCATCCAGGCAGATAGTTTTTCTTTATCTGTACTGCTGATATCACCAAGCATTAATTCCACCCGCCTGTCAGCTGTGACATTATCGGCATGAGCAAGTAACTGCATTCGCTGATTTTCAGCACGTGCGACATAATCAATCGCCGGAGATTTCAGTACCGGTAAACCATTTTCATCTGACGTGATTAATTTCCCCCCTTCCTGCTGTCCGGCAATTAATTCATTGTATAAGTCTGTACTTATCTCAACAATGTCAGCAGGCATGTCGCTGTTTATACCATCAAAGAAAAAACCATTAGTCGATTTTGAGAAATAAATCATAGATATACCTATACACCGATTGCTACCCAAAAACAGGACCTTTCATATTTGACAATTTCTCCCTGAGATATACCGCCAACAATTATATAGAACTGTGATTTGCTGATATCAGAACAGTTCGCTATGCCCATTGCAGATATACCAGCCACCGACGTTGTATGTGGCACAGCCAACAGCGCAAGTGAACGATTTGGGAATGTTACCGGGTAAGTCACCGTATAGTTTGATGCTCCACTGACAATACCCCACTGAATAATCAGACCTGAAGGGAGTTTTTGAAAACCCGTTGATGAAAGTGAACTGGCAAACGCCGCCATATCCGGAATTTGGTTTTGCTCGTTACCCACATTTCGTTTTGCCGCTTCTCCCAAACCAACGTTTATGAAAATGCAGAGATAACGGCTAACTGGCATCATCTCCGGTTTTTATTCAGGGGGATGATCATGCTTATTGGCTATGTACGCGTGTCAACAAATGACCAGAACACCGATTTGCAACGTAATGCACTGAACTGCGCGGGATGTGAGCGGATTTTTGAGGATAAAATCAGTGGCACTAAGTCCGACAGACCGGGGCTGAAAAAGCTGCTCAGGACACTATCGGCAGGAGACACGCTGGTTGTCTGGAAGCTGGACAGGTTGGGGCGCAGTATGCGGCATCTTGTTACGCTGATAGAGGAGTTGCGCCAGCGTGGTGTGAATTTCCGAAGCCTGACTGACAGTATTGATACCAGTACCCCAATGGGCCGTTTCTTTTTTCATGTCATGGGTGCCCTGGCTGAAATGGAACGCGAACTGATAGTTGAACGTACCAGGGCAGGGCTGGCTGCAGCTCGTGCCAAAGGCAGAGTAGGTGGACGCCGTCCTAAGTTGACCACCGAACAGTGGGCACAGATTGGGCGTTTACTCGAGGCCGGAGAATCAAGACAGCGTATTGCACTGATTTTTGATGTGGGTGTTTCCACAATTTATAGAAAATTTCCGGCAAATAAGAGTAATGAATCCCCCTGAATCAGCATTATTTTGATTATCCCTGCAAGTAGACAAATACCGTCATTTTGTGTGAATAACGGTACAACTGCGCTTAGCTGTTTGTCAGGCACAATCACTTCAACATAGGGCGAAGCCTAATCCAATCAGGAGGTTCGCCACTATGGCTCAGGATTACCACCACGGGGTGCGCGTTGTTGAAGTCAACGAAGGCACCCGATCCATTACCACGGTGAGCACCGCCATCGTGGGCATGGTCTGCACGGGCGATGATGCCGATGCAAAAATGTTTCCTCTTAACAAACCTGTGCTGATCACTGATGTGCTGACTGCCAGCGGTAAAGCGGGTGAGTCCGGCACGCTGGCCCGTTCGCTGGATGCCATCGCTGACCAGGCAAAACCCGTGACCGTTGTTGTGCGTGTGCCGCAGGGTGAAACGGAAGAAGAAACCACGACCAATATCATCGGCGCAGTGACTGCTGAAGGTAAAAAAACAGGCATGAAAGCTCTGTTATCTGCCCAGTCACAGCTCGGCGTTAAACCGCGCATTCTCGGCGTGCCAGGTCACGATAACAAAGCCGTTGCGACTGAGTTGCTGAGCGTGGCGCAAAGCCTGCGTGGGTTTGCTTACCTGTCAGCGTATGGCTGCAAGACGGTACAGGAGGCGATCACTTACCGTGAAAACTTCAGCCAGCGCGAAGGAATGCTGATCTGGCCCGACTTTACTGGCTGGGACACGGTGCTGAATGCCGAAGCAACGGCATATGCCACCGCCCGTGCACTTGGTCTGCGTGCCAAAATTGATGAGCAGACCGGGTGGCACAAAAGCCTGTCCAACGTGGGCGTGAACGGTGTCACCGGAATTTCTGCAGATGTGTTCTGGGATCTGCAGGACCCGGCAACCGATGCAGGTCTGCTGAACCAGAACGACGTCACCACGCTTGTGCGTAAAGACGGTTTCCGCTTCTGGGGTTCCCGCTGTCTGAGCGATGATCCGCTTTTTGCCTTCGAAAACTACACCCGCACGGCGCAGGTGCTGACGGACACAATGGCAGAAGCACACATGTGGGCGGTGGATAAACCGCTTAACCCGTCGCTGGCCCGCGACATTATCGAAGGTATCCGCGCCAAAATACGCAGCCTGGTCAGTCAGGGCTATCTCATTGGTGGTGATTGCTGGCTGGATGAGTCGGTGAACGACAAAGACACGCTGAAAGCCGGAAAACTCACCATCGACTATGACTACACGCCAGTGCCGCCACTTGAAAATCTGATGCTGCGCCAGCGCATCACCGATCAGTACCTGGTGAATTTCGCCAGCCAGGTCAGCGCGTAAGGGGACAACATGGCTTTACCACGCAAATTAAAACATCTGAACCTGTTTAACGACGGGAACAACTGGCAGGGGATCGTTGAGTCGCTGACGCTGCCGAAATTCACCCGCAAATATGAGAAGTATCGCGGCGGCGGAATGCCGGGTGCAGTGGATGTGGATCTGGGGCTTGATGACAGTGCGCTGGACACAGAATTTTCCATTGGTGGTACTGAACTGCTGCTGTTTAAGCAGATGGGCAAAGCCACGGTAGATGGCATTCAGCTGCGCTTTACCGGCTCTATCCAGCGTGACGATACCGGGGAAGTGCAGGCCGTGGAGCTTGTGGTGCGTGGACGTCACAAAGAAGTGGATTCCGGCGAGTGGAAGACGGGCGAAAGCAACACCACCAAAGTGACCAGTACCAACAGCTACGCGAAGCTGACCATCAATGGTGAGGTGCTCTATGAAGTGGACCTTATCAACATGGTGGAAATTGTGGACGGTGTGGACCTGATGGAAGCGCACCGCAACGCCCTCGGCCTCTGATGTATCTGAACGGCGCGGGATACCGCGCCAGAACCCAATTTACAGGACAGCAAAATGAGCGATAAGCAGACTGAAAAGACTATTCAACTGGATACCCCCATCAAGCGCGGTAAAACAGAAATCACCGAAATTGTGCTGCGTAAACCGCAGTCCGGTGCGCTGCGCGGTACACGCCTGCAGGCCATTATGGATATGGATGTGAACGCGATGATGACCGTGATCCCCCGTATCTCCAGTCCGGCACTGACTGCACAGGAAATTGCAGAGATGGACCCGGCAGATCTCACTGCCATGTCGGTTGAGGTTGTCACTTTTTTGTTGAAGAAGTCGGTGCTTGCCGGTTTACCGACAGCCTGACGGTTGACGATCTGGTGGCTGATATCGCCACCATCTTTCACTGGCCGCCATCCGTTACTGACGTTATGCCGCTGACCGAAGTGCTGGAATGGCGGTATAAAGCGATTCAGAGAAGCGGGGCCAACGATGAGTGATAACAACCTGCGGCTGCAGGTCATTCTTAATGCGGTTGACAAACTCACCCGCCCATTCCGTGTTGCACAGGCCAGTTCGAAAGAGCTGGCTGGCGCAATTCAGAATACCCGAAACAGCCTCAAAGAACTGAATAAGCAGGCTGGCAGAATTGATGAATTTCGCAAGACGCGCTCGCAACTAGCCATAACAGCCAACAACCTGAACGCAGCCCGCGAAGAGGCGGCAAAACTCGCCACACAATTTGCTGCCACTAACAGGCCAACCGCCGCGCAGGCAAAGTTATTCAGTCAGGCCAAAACACGAGTACAGGAACTTCAGCAGACCTATAACGGCTTGTTGGGGGCGGTCCAGAGACAACGTCAGGCACTTAAAGAATCAGGGATTGATACCAGACAACTCAGTAGTGCCCAGCGAGAACTTAAGAAAAATGCTGAAGAAACAAGGCAGGCAATGGAGGGCCAGCAAAAAGCACTTAAACGTCTGGGTGAACAACAGGCACGGATGAACGCTGCCAGAGAACAATACTCAAGACGGCTTGAAGTGCGCGATCGCATCGCAGGAGCCGGAGCCACTACCACGGCTGCAGGGCTGGCAATGGGTGCGCCAGTGATGGCAGCAGTAAAAAGCTATACCAGCATGGAAGATGCCATGAAAGGTGTGGCAAAGCAGGTCAATGGTCTGCGTGATGATAATGGCAACCGCACTGCGCGTTTTTACGAAATGCAGGATGCCATCAAGGCTGCCAGCGAACAGTTGCCGATGGAAAACGGTGCTGTGGACTTTGCCGCACTGGTTGAAGGTGGTGCGCGCATGAACGTCGCAAATCCTGACGACAGCTGGGAAGACCAGAAACGTGACCTGCTGGCCTTCGCCAGCACGGCAGCAAAGGCGGCAACAGCCTTTGAGCTGCCAGCGGATGAACTGTCAGAAAGTCTGGGGAAAATCGCCCAGCTCTACAAAATCCCTACCCGCAATATTGAACAGCTCGGTGATGCGCTGAACTATCTGGATGATAACGCCATGTCGAAAGGGTCAGACATCATTGATGTCATGCAACGCCTGGGCGGTGTGGCAGATCGTCTGGATTATCGTAAAGCGGCGGCGCTGGGTTCCACCTTCCTGACACTGGGCGCTGCGCCGGAGGTTGCTGCCAGTGCAGCAAACGCGATGGTGCGTGAATTGTCCATTGCCACCATGCAAAGTAAGAGTTTCTTTGAAGGGATGAATCTGCTGAAACTCAATCCTGAAGTGATTGAAAAGCAGATGACGAAGGATGCGATGGGAACTATCCAGCGTGTGCTGGAGAAGGTGAACGCACTGCCGCAGGACAAGCGTCTGTCTGCCATGACCATGTTGTTTGGTAAAGAGTTTGGTGATGATGCAGCGAAACTGGCAAACAACCTTCCGGAACTGCAGCGCCAGCTAAAACTGACAGCGGGCAATGATGCGCTCGGTTCCATGCAGAAAGAATCCGACATCAACAAAGACTCACTTTCCGCTCAGTGGTTGCTGGTCAAAACCGGAGCGCAGAACACCTTCAGCAGCCTGGGCGAAACGCTGCGCCAGCCGCTGATGGATATTCTGTACACGGTAAAAAGCATCACGGGGGCGTTGCGCCGCTGGGTGGAAGCTAACCCGGAACTGACAGGCACACTGATGAAAGTAGCGGCTGTTGTGGCTGCGGTTACCGTAGGCCTCGGCACCTTAGCGGTGGCGCTGGCTGCAGTGCTGGGGCCGCTGGCAGTCATCCGTCTGGGATTCTCTGTGCTGGGTATCAAAACGTTACCTTCCGTTACGGCAGCAGTAACACGAACCAGCAGCGCGTTGTCCTGGTTAGCTGGCGCTCCACTGGCACTGCTGCGACGCGGGCTTGCTTCATCGGGCAACGCAGCGGGTTTACTTACTGCGCCGTTGTCGTCTTTGCGCCGCACCGCATCACTGACGGGGAATGTCCTGAAAACTGTAGCAGGTGTGCCGGTTGCACTGTTGCGGTCTGGATTATCCGGTTTACGTGCGGTTGCTGTGATGTTTATGAATCCACTGGCAGCACTACGCGGTGGACTGGCTGCCGCAGGCGCGGTGCTGCGTGTGCTGGCATCCGGTCCGCTGGCGATGCTGCGCGTTGCCCTGTATGCCGTATCTGGTCTGTTAGGTGCTCTGCTCAGTCCGATAGGTCTTGTGGTTACTGCACTGGCGGGCGTGGCGCTGGTTGTCTGGAAATACTGGCAACCCATCACCGCATTTCTCGGTGGCGTGGTGGAAGGATTCAAAGCGGCGGCAGGTCCCATCAGTGCTGCATTCGAACCGCTTAAGCCCGTGTTCCAGTGGATTGGCGACAAAGTACAGGCGTTGTGGGGCTGGTTTACTGATCTGCTGACGCCTGTTAAGTCGACCTCTGCCGAACTGCAGAGCGCAGCGGCAATGGGGCGACGATTCGGGGAGGCACTGGCGGAAGGGCTGAATATGGTCATGCATCCGTTGGACTCCCTGAAATCCGGCGTTTCCTGGTTGCTGGAGAAACTCGGTATTGTCAGTAAAGAGGCTGCAAAGGCGAAACTGCCGGAAAGCGTGACGCGTCAGCAACCTGCGACGGTGAATGCAGACGGTAAAGTGATGATGCCATCGGGTGGTTTTCCGTCATGGGGATATGGCTTTGCGGGGATGTATGACAGCGGCGGCTATATCCCGCGCGGGCAGTTCGGCATTGTCGGTGAAAACGGGCCTGAAATTGTCAACGGTCCGGCAAACGTGACCAGTCGGAGAAATACAGCTGCACTGGCTGCCGTTGTTGCCGGAATGATGGGCGTTGCTGCCGCGCCTGCAGAGCTTCCGCCGTTACATCCTTTGGCACTTCCCGCGAAAGGCGGCGAAGCGATGGTGAGTCGTGCAGCCACTGTGCCGCCCGCTCAACGGATTGAGGCACCGACGCAGATCATCATCCAGACGCAGCCAGGACAAAGTGCGCAGGATATTGCGCGGGAGGTGGCACGCCAGCTTGATGAACGTGAACGCAGGCTGAAGGCAAAAGCCAGGAGTAACTACAGCGATCAGGGGGGATACGACGCATGATGATGGTGCTGGGATTGTACGTGTTTATGCTGCGCACTGTGCCGTATCAGGAACTGCAGTATCAACGCAGCTGGCGACATGCGGCAAACAGCCGGGTCAACCGACGTCCGTCCACGCAGTTTCTGGGACCGGACAACGACATGCTGACGCTTTCTGGTGTTCTTATGCCGGAGATAACAGGCGGCAGGCTGTCGTTGCTGGTACTGGAGCAGATGGCAGAGCAGGGGAAAGCATGGCCCCTGATTGAAGGCAGCGGCACGATTTACGGCATGTATGTGATTGAGGGACTGAATCAGACTAAAACGGAGTTTTTCCGCGACGGTATGCCGCGCCGGATTGAGTTCACCCTGTCGCTCAAACGGGTGGATGAATCCCTGTCCGATATGTTCGGTGATCTCAGTGCGCAACTGAATAATCTGCAGGACACGGCAACGTCTGCCTTAAGCGATATCAGTAAAACGGTGGGAGGGCTGCTGTCGTGAATTTCAGCTCTGAACTGCTTAACAAAGGCAACAAAACTCCCGCATTCAGCATCAGTATTGAGGGCAGGGATATCACCACTGTGCTGGATAACCGCCTGATGAGTTTGACGCTGACGGATAATCGGGGCTTTGAAGCAGACCAGCTTGATCTGGAGCTGGACGACGCCGACGGAAAAATCGTGCTGCCGCGCCGTGGTGCGGTTATTACGCTGGCGCTGGGCTGGAAGGGGCAGCCGCTTTTCCCGAAAGGGGCATTCACGGTGGACGAGATTGAACACACTGGCGCACCGGACCGCCTGACTATCCGGGCGCGAAGTGCTGATTTTCGTGAAACGCTGAATACCCGCCGTGAAAAGTCGTGGCACAAGACCACCGTTGGGGAAGTGGTGAAGGAAATAGCTGCGCGGCACAAACTGAAGATGGCATTGGGTAAAGACCTGTCAGATAAACCCGTGGAACATATAGACCAGACCAATGAGAGTGACGGCAGTTTTCTGATGCGACTGGCGCGCCAGTACGGTGCTATTGCGTCGGTGAAAAATGGCAATCTGTTATTCATCCGGCAGGGACAGGGCAAAAGCGCCAGCGGTAAACCACTGCCGGTGATCACTATCACGCGTAAGGACGGCGACAGTCACCGCTTTACCCTGGCAGATCGCGGAGCCTATACGGGCGTCATTGCCAGCTGGTTGCATACCCGCGAACCCGCGAAGAAAGAAAGCACCACGGTGAAGCGTAAGCGCAGAACTAAGAAGCAGAAGAAAGAGCCGGAAGCGAAGCAGGGCGATTACCTGGTGGGGACGGATGAAAACGTGCTGGTACTTAATCGCACTTATGCCAACCGGAGCAACGCCGAACGAGCGGCGAAAATGCAGTGGGAACGCCTGCAACGCGGTGTTGCGTCATTCTCGCTACAACTGGCGGAAGGTCGGGCAGATCTCTACACGGAAATGCCTGTGAAGGTCAGTGGCTTTAAACAGCCAATAGATGATGCGGAATGGACCATTACGACTCTGACACATACCGTCAGCCCGGATAACGGTTTTACGACCAGTATTGAACTTGAAGTGAAAATTGGTGATCTTGAAATGGAGTAAATGGTTCTCAATATTGATATTTTGTGTATCATTGCAATGATTCTGATAGCAAAGGTAGGGATCTGGATATGATGAATTGTCCAAAGTGTGGTCATGCGGCGCACACAAGGAGCAGTTTTCAAGTAACAGAAAGCACCAAAGAGCGTTACTGCCAGTGCCAAAATATTAACTGCGGGAGCACTTTTGTTACCCATGAAACAGTGGTCCGGTTTATTGTGACACCTGCAGTGATTGCCACAGCCCCTCCACATCCATTGCCAGGTGGTCAGGGCCATATGAATTTTTAAGAAAGAGAACCTGCTACGGCAGGTTTTTATTCATCTGGGATCTCACCCGTTTCAAGAAAATGTATAAAGCCAGGCTCATCTATGATGATAGTGCCTTTCATCCTGGCTGCCGATACTTTTGATGGGCCTGCATTGTAACCGCAACAGAGCATCTGAAGGTTTTGGGTTACAGATGTTCTTACCGTTAATCCTTGTTCATTCGCCTTATCAACCAACCTTTCTTTATCTGCTTTCTTAAATCCGGTGAAACACACATCGAATGTATTTTTTTTCGGACCTGACTGCTTAGTGAGATGTGAGTAGTTTTCGGGGAGGAATGACGCGCATTCCTGAATGGCTTGTTCTTGTGAATCGTATTGTTTAAGAATGCGGTCTTTTCGGAAGGTTTTTATTCGATCGGTGTTCTTACAAATGCCCTGTATGTGATTTTCGCTATAACTGATGCTCTGTATTGAGTGAACACCGATACGACCATTTGCATTGATGTAAACAAAGTGAAGTTCTTCCATGTCAAACCTCTTTGCATGATTTCAAGATGGCGACAGGCAAGATGGACGCAAAAGTCTGTCGCCATTTTGCCGCCACTACCTAAGAAAAAGGGGCTACGCTTTCACGTAACCCCTTGATTTATTTGGTGGAGCTGGCGGGAGTTGAACCCGCGTCCGAAATTCCTACATCCTCGGTACTACATGCTTAGTCAGTCTTTACATTCGCTTGCCAGCTGCGGACGGACACGCCACTAACAAACTAGCCTGATTAAGTTTTAACGCTTCAACCCCAGGCAGGGCTTCCACGCGATCTCTTTTGGGTTTGACCTCTCTTGATCCCCGTCCTAAGAGCGGAGGCTAGGGAGAGAGGGCTCTAAGCAGGTTATTAAGCTGCTAAAGCGTAGTTTTCGTCGTTTGCGACTATTTTTTGCGGCTTTTTACGAGGCCAACCGCCCCTCGGCATGCACCTTGGGTTTCGCAAATCCCGTCGAATCCAGAATCAGCCCCAATGTGTAAAGGTAAGTATACCAGATTTATGAGCGCCATGACCAGCCTCAATGGCGTTATCGTTAAAGATTTAGCACCCATGTAGCCTGATTTTTATTCGATTAAGCAATGGGATGGCAACATTTGTGTCGGATGTGATAGCCAATAAGATGTTGATTCGCGCCGCCGGAGAGGGAGGCGCGGTGAGGAACTGGTCAATAATTGGAGTGCAGGTTTAACGGTGGGCGTTTTTCATGATACGTGCTTTATCCACCTGCCATTCGCGTTCTTTGATATCTGAACGTTTATCGTGCTGTTTTTTACCTTTGGCGACGCCGATTTTCACTTTGCACCAGGCATTTTTCCAGTACAGGGAGAGCGCCACTACGGTATAGCCTTCTCGATTGACGCGACCGTACAATGAGTCCAGTTCGCGCTGGTTGAGAAGTAACTTGCGGGTACGGGTAGGATCGCACACCACATGCGTGGAGGCCACGGCCATTGGCGTGATGTTAGCGCCAAACAGAAATGCCTCTCCGTCACGCAGAAGGACGTAGCTGTCGCTGATATTGGCTTTTCCTGCGCGCAGGGATTTAACCTCCCAGCCTTGCAGGGCAAGTCCCGCTTCGAACTCTTCTTCGATAAAGTATTCGTGACGGGCGCGCTTGTTAAGCGCGATGGTCGCTGAACCAGGTTTATGTGCTTTTTTCTTCGTCAT